TCATTGCCTTTTATATCCATTTTGCCAGAGAGAATAAACTTCTGATCTGGGTATGGTTGAAACCCTGCGCCTTTATTTTTGTTGTCGTATTCTGCCATCTTACAGGCTCCTTTGTTTAAGTTTTTGTATATTCTTTAAAATTTTTCTTGAACAAAATATTTCTATTTGCCAAGTTCTTCCACGACTAAGGTTTACAATCTCACCTATTTCTTTGTGAGTTTTATTTTGTGATCTTAGTTTAAATATTAACCAGTTTCTTTTTATGTGTTCTTTTGCGGCTCTATCTGGTTTATTTTTATCTTGTTCTATTGCCATTCTCATTGCATTTTGCCACATGTGATAAGGGTAGTTATTTATTATATGTTTTGCGTATTGTTCTTTTGGAACAGGCATTACCAATCACCTTTGTCTTTGTCGGTGTACTTGTTGCCATCGAACTCACCAAGAAATACATCAGCGTTAAAACCTAAGTGTGATAATGCTTTTGTAAGACCATCAGTCATAGCTTTCTTTGGTGCGTCTTCATCTACCTTACCATTACGCATAAGAGATTTACAGCCAGAGACAGGGCCAAATACTTTGCTTGGTGATCCGCTATGCCATACACTTACATTAGCTATAACAACTGTATCGTCTGGTGATAAGTTGTGAATAATTGTATCTACATGATAACCCCATCCTTCACCTACTGGTCCAAATACTTTTGTTATTGATTTGATTTGATAGTGTGCATCTATAGCAGTAAATTTTCTTGCACCAAATTTTATTTCCTTAAGATACTTTGGGTCAGAAGTTGATACTCTATCCCATAGGTCTAAACCTTTTATCATGCTTTGCTCCTTACATTGATGCGAAGTGATCCACGTTTGTCTCTCTTCACAGTTAACTGGTCACAATAAACCTCACGTTCATCATCACCTACCATTCCTTTTAAGTTTTCTTTTGCAGTCTCGAACTGCTTATGTTCCCACTGTTTGTTTAAATATGTAACAGCATTATCCATAAACATATTGTCTGTACTGGCATCACGTTTGACCATCTCATCTACAGGTATTTTATCTATAGATAGATTAGGTTCGTCTATACCTACTGGTTCTTGCTTACGTTCTACATAACCCCAGAAGTCTTTTATTATAGTTAACATACCTTCAGTATATTTTTCATCGTATCTTATCTTAGCGTAATCCCATCTTGAGTTACCAAAGATTGCAGACATAAAACAACTAGGTGACTCTGCTAGTTTCATATACAACTGTATCTGAGGCATGTAATATTTTAACAAACCCTCCATGTTGTTGCGCTCATTTGTATGCTTTGCTTCTATGATACTGCTTCCAACCATACCATCAACAACACCTTTGTATGGTACACCGGATATAGTATTCTCGAATATCATTTGCTTTGAGTCTACAGTTTGCTCAGTGTTTTCTTCAAACCATTTTAAGTTGAAGTCTTCAGTGTGAGAACCAAGTTGTACTGCAAGTATGCTGCTCAAATCATCTGGTTCTTCTAAGCCCATCTTGACTTGCCAAAGCTCATACCACTCAGCATTCATTATCTTAACGGCATCGCTGCCGCCAATAAATCCTTTTCTATCCATAACATTTGCTCCTTATATATGTATAGTTCTACTGCATTTACGCAGCAGGGTCAACATACTTATTTATATCATCCATAGTTACAACGCCACGCTCAAGCAATTGATCTCTGGATAAACTATCTTTGATATACAATTCATCTACATCTTCACCTGCCAGTATTCTTTTCTCTGCCAAGCGAAATCTATCAAGCGTAAACTCTGTGCCATCTGTAATTTGTTTTACATCATAAGCTTTAACACCCTCTTGTGTAGCATTAATAAAGGTCTTGATTGTCGGCCATGTCCGCGCTCCATGAATGGCGCGGATCTGTCCATCAATCCTTATAATACACCTTTGAACATCTCGTCATTAAACTGAGAAGGTATGTGTTTATTTACATCTTCTACAATAAGAACCATCTCATCTTTGAGTGTCTCATTGTCCATGCCAGTAGGCGGTGTATATCTACGAAGTAATTGCTGTAGCCATGAACCTACGATACGTGTGCGATCATCATATTTCATCATGTATTTCTTTATAATCAATGCGTAGATTAACGCCTAAGTTGTAAATGCATTCTCGTTTAAAGTCCTCTAGTTCCCTACGCATCTTGTCTAGATCTTTTTCTAGACAACCCTCCAATCGATCCAAGACGTAGTGCATACATACTCTGTTATCCATTATCTTACTCCTTTATTTTTTGTATATACTCAGCTTCTCGAATGCGTACCTATCGAAGTTAATAATATCATCAAGGCGATCAGTGTTTGATCTACCTGATACATCATCTACTTCATCATCCCATCGCTCACCATTGAGCCACGTTGTTGGGTGCGGTATGTATTGTTTCTCTTTGTGCTCAACATTCTCAGCAAACTTAGATGCAGCTGTAAGTATAGTTACTGCATCTGTTTTCTTCAGTGCTCTTTCAAAAGCAAGTCGAGCATGACCTTTGGCTATCTTTCTTGGATAAGTATTCCAGAAGTCATCGAAGGTAGGTGTCTCATTGACACCCCAAGTAGTATTATTATTTAACTTAGTAATATTATTATTATCTTGGTGTGTCACACTGACACCCTCCTCTTTTAAACAATTGAATTGATATACAGTTGCAAGACCTGTTCTACCTGCAACCTTAGTTAGATAGTTGTGTTTGACACAATAATTTACTGCTCTTATTACAGAACTTCTACTCAACCCTGACAGTTTGCACAGCCTTGGTATCGTTGGATAAGCTATACCATATAGATCCGTATGGTCCGCTATGAGCAACATAATTAGTTTTGCCTGAGCATTTTCAACTTGCCATTGAACTACTTCTCGTAGTAATATCTCAGCGTACAACATGCTTATGCTTTGACATGTTTGACTCCTTATATGTAGAGCCCTGCCATTCTCCTTTTTGGCAGGGTTTTATTTAATTTTCTTAACTAACTCCTTGAAAAGATCTTCTGACAATATCACACAAACTTTTTCTTTGCCATCTTTTCTTTTATAAAAAGCTATGTCTCTTCCTTCTAAGACCTTGAAAGCATTAGGAAAACTAGATGTTGTGCGATACTTAACTTCAGCTACTAGATTTCGTCCCACCAGTGAAGGGAGGTGGATGTCTCCTGAGTATTCTCCACCGAGAGATCCTGAGAGTGGGACTTTCTTTGCTTCGATCTCTTGGTCTTCGAGCCACTTGACGAACCACCTTTCGTGATAGCTACCTTTTTGCTTATTCTTATTTCCCATATGTCTCTTTCATAACAGTCTAAGCAAACCATATGATAGCTTGCAGGTTTCTCGCTGTGTAATATTGCAACAAAATATTCAGTTACAATACCACAACTATCACACTCACATGTGCCTGATTTAATCTTTGTACGAACAGACTTTGATCTTCGCGCCAAGTGCATCTAACCAACACGTTAACATGAAACCAGATGGCACACGTTTGTATTGTTCCCATTTGTGAATTAAGGATAAGGTGCAGCCAATCTCCATTGCAAGTCTTTCCTGTGATAGCCCAAGATAATTACGTCTTGCTATCAAAGCATCAACAAGATCTGTGTAACTCTCAGTTACTTCTGTTGCTTTTGTGTAGTTTTGAAACTGCGCCATTGATTTTCTTTGGTGTAATCAAACCTGTAGGCCATCGCTTAGACAATCTATCTAATGTTTGATAGACTTTCTTTGCAGTCTCATAACTTATTTCACTACGTCCATTGACTGTTCGATAGTAAGTTGAGGTAGGTATCTTTGCAGCAACAAAAACTTTATGCAAAGGCATATCTACATAGCGATGTTTCTCTAGGATTTGATCCCAATAACTTTTTAACATGCCGCAGCATATGCACATATGCAGTTAGATAGTCAAGTCCATCTCATTAATTTGTGTTGGGTCTAGCCAGTACATAGCATATCGTCTGCCATGTTTGTTTTTAATCATACGTTTCTCAATAGACATACCACTATCTTTTAGATCTTTGATACGTGCTGCTAGTCTAAAGCAATTGAAGTTTGCAAGAGCTTGTATCGCAGTTATTGTATTGCCCTGTTTAAGATGTGCTTGAATTAATCTATTCTGTGACTCCATTGTACTTCTCCTCTAAGTATTTCCAGAACGATGCTTTGAATGCTTGGTTAAGAATTGTATCTATGTCTCGCATAGTATTCTCCCATTGCCACCGCACTCATCGCATACAACTATAGTTGAACTCTCGTATCCAATGTCACGATCAAAACCTTGTGGATGCCAAGTTACTTTTTCTAAATCACCATCGCCACCACACTCAGTACATTCAACTGATTCCATATCAATTAACATTTGTTTTAGTCTACCCAATCGTCAATCTCCTCTAGGTTTAATTGATAGTTTGCTTCCCAAGCTTCATTAGCTTCATTAATAAACTGAACTAAAT